GGTGCAATCCAATCTGTTAGCAACGTTTACGATAAAGGCATTGCCTTAACCGCTGGTGCTGATTATGCAAACGTGACAACGTTGCACGCAGCGTCACCAGCAAGCGGGACATTCATAACTTGTTTGGCACTTGGCTATATTCGATTAGGTGCAGTGCCAACGGGATTATTGACGTGTGACGCAACACAAGGTGCAACGTCATCTAATCGCACAGTGGCGCAAGTTTTAAAAGCGATGGCGTTAAAGGCGGGTATTGCATCGGGTGATATAAATTCGAGCGATGTCACCGCATTAGACACGGCAAACAACAGCGTTATTGGAATTTGGATTGATGGCGCAGATTCAGCGATGATGGCAATGGATAAAGTGGCTCAATCGATTGGTGCATACTTTGGATTTGATGCGCTTGGCGTATTGCGCATGGGTTTATTTACTGCGCCAACGGGTAGCGCAACACTTGAAATTGATATAAATAATATTTTAAGCATTGAACATGGTCGAACCAATGACACCGACAAAGGCATTCCAGCATGGCGTGTTAATTTAACGTATCAAAAAAATTATAGCGTTCAAGATTTTGATTTAGCTGGTGCAGTTACCGCAGCGCGTAGAAGTGTTTTGTCTTTGCCTGCATTAACAAAATCAGCAGAAGATTCTGCCATAAAAACACAGTATGCGCTTGCGCCTACAATTGAAAAAGAATCGTTGCTTGTTGATGCTACAGCAGCTCAAACGGAGGCAACTCGATTGCTTAACTTGTACAAAACAAGCCGCGATTTGTACACTGTCACAATTGCGCTGGATTTAACAACCACATTGCCCGATCTAAACAATGTTGTAAACGTAACAATGAATCGTTTTAGCTTAAATTCTGGTAAACTATTTAAAATTATTGGTATTGAATCAGATTATTCAAAAAACCGCGCAACGCTAACGCTCTGGGGATAGCATGGCAAATACAATTATTGGTTATCAAAACAGGATTGATGCAGTTACGTTTGCAGCTTATGGTTCATGGTCAACATCATTGCCGTTAACAAATATCAAAACACGCCAATTATCAAAAAAAGCACGATCAACTAATGCTGCAAATTCTTCAACTAAATTACGTTTTTCAACAGACATTGAGCGCATTGTTTCAACACTTGGAATTATTGCACATAATTTATCAGTTAGTGCGACATGGCGTTATCGCGTTTATTCAGATAGTGGATATACTACGTTAGTCTATGATTCAGGCACACTTGATGTATGGCCTAGCTCGCCTTATGGCAGTTATGAATGGGAAGATGTGCATTTTTGGGATTTAACACCAACGGATGAAGAAATTGCGTATTACACAAAAAATTTAATTTACGTTATTCCATCGATTGTATCAGCGCAATATTATCAAATTGAATTTTTTGACAGCAGCAATTCTGATGGCTATGTTGAATTAGGTCGTATTTTTATGGGGTCAACTTATCAACCTGTTTTAAATATGAATCTAGGCGCGTCAATTGGTTACGAATCAGCAACGGTTGTCGATACAGCCATGAGTGGTGCAGAATTTTTTGATAGACGCGATAGCTTTAGAATTGCACAATTTACACTTGACCATTTAACTTATGCTGAATCAATTTTAAATAATGATATTATGAAAATATCAGGCACAGATTTAGAAGTTCTTTATATTTGGGATAGTGCAGATTCGTTAAATTTGCAAAGGCGGTCATTTTTAGGACGTTTACGCGCATTGTCGCCAATTTCTCAACCATACAATACACGATACCAAACAACATACGAGATCAAGGAGTTATTATGACGGGCAGCGTAACATTTGATGTTGCAATTGGTGGTGACGGTTCAACTGTTACTGATGACGATAATGCAACCACAGGATTAAGGGATGGCGGGTGGCGTACAAGGTTTGTGCCATGTTTTACAAATCAAGTTTCAATTGCAAATTATATTGTAACAAAAGCAAATGAAGCGGCAGCAAGTCAAACAGCAGCAGGTTCAAGTGCGACAGCAGCAGCCGCTGCTTATGATTCATTTGATGACCGTTATTTAGGTGCAAAATCATCTAATCCAACGGTAGATAACGATGGTAATGCACTACTTACTGGCGCACTCTATTGGAACACGGCTAGTAATCAAATGCGCGTTTATAGTGGTAGTGCATGGGAAGTGGCGTATATTTCTGGCGCTGGATACTTAGCTTTATCTGGCGGCACGATGACGGGTGCAATTACGTTTGCGTCTGGGCAAACTATTGCCAACTTAGCATCTGGAAGCGCAGGTACAATTCCATACCAATCGGCATCTGGTACAACGGATATGCTTGCTGTGGGGACATCTGGTCAAGTATTAACTTCTGCTGGTGCGGCTGCACCTACATGGTCTACACCTGCGACTGCAACAAAAACCATTTCAAACAAGACAGGCGCATACACAGTTGTATCAGGTGATTTAGGCGCAATTATCAACTGCACTAGCGGTACATTTAGCGTCAGTTTAACTGCTGCCGCGTCACTTGGTTCTGGTTTTACTTGTACGATTTGGAATACATCTACATCTGCTACCAATGTAATTACAATTGACCCTGCTGGAACTGAAACGATTGATGGACTGGCTACGCTTATTCTTCGTCAAGGTGAAGGTACAGATATTGTCTGTAATGGTACAAACTGGGAAACATCCTATAAAAAGGCAATGCGTGGGTATGCTGAAAATTACAATTCTACTAGTGTTAGACCCGTGGCATCTGGAAACCCGTCTGTTGCTATAGGTCGTAGTTCTGTTGCAGCAGGTGGAGGCTCCATAGCTTTGTGTGGAGGAACAGCTAACGGCCTAGCTTCAGCAGCTATGGGTGGTTTTGGAGCGTCAGATACTGCAACAGCAGGAGCTGATTATTCAACAGCTATAGGAATGACATCGGGTCATTATTGTTCAATCACTGCAACAGGCGCAGGCTCAATGGCACTAGGCGGCTCTTATGCTTCTGGCGCAGACAGTTTTGCTGCGGCTGTTGGTGATAATACGAGTAGTTATGGGGCGACTAATACAGGTTCAATAGCATTAGGAAAATTAACTAAAGCTACGGGTATTGGTACAGTATCCATAGGAAATCAAAATACAGCATCTGGCAATGCCTATGGAGCGTGTTTAGGAGGGTATAACAATACCGCATCCGGTGAAAGGTCAACTACTATTGGCGGCACTAATAATGTTGCATCTGGCAAATGGTCTGTTGCTTTAGGCGAAAACGCACTTGCAAATATACAAGGTAAGATGGCTTTTTCGGTTGGGATTTTTTCAACGAATGGAGATGCTCAATATGGACAAATGGTTCTTCGCGCAGCAACCACAACTACAACAGCCGTAGTATTAACTTCTGATCTTGCAGCAGCGACAACAACTAACCAGATTATCGCAGCATCCGGCAAAGCAATGGCACTCAGTGGTACACTCATAGCAAAACAATCAGCTAGTGGGAATATGGCAGGATGGACGATTACAGGCATTGTATCGAACAATGCAGGGACAATGGCAGTAAGTGGATTGGCGTTAACTGCTATTGGTACAGACTCAATTGGTTTAGGAGCCGCACCTACTATTGCAGTAGATAATACAAACAAAGGTGTTACGATAACATCGGGGTATAAAGCTGCTACCAACATAAGATGGGTAGCAAATGTACAAACAAGTGAAGTTACTTACACATAGGAAAACAACAATGGCAATTCAAATTGATTTAAACACAAGTAATTATGGTGTTCCTTTTGCGGGAGCTTATTTTCGTATCGTTACATCATCTATTAGTCGTCAACGTGAGGCAAAGTTTTCAGTCATGATTGACGTGGTGGGTTATGCCGCCGTGCCAGCTAATGATGACACCAAGGACATTGATTTCAGACGCTATCATGCACCATTAGCAGACGTAGAAGCACAACAAGGCGCATCTTTTTTAGAAAAGTCTTATAACTGGGTAGCATCACAAGATGATATGTTTGGCTCGGTAGCGGTGTAAACCATGCCAGATGAAGCCTGCCGCCTTGCTAAAGCGGAAAATGAAATTGCTAATTTAAAATCTGATATTCACGATCAGTCTAAAAAATTAGACGCAATAATCAAATCCATTGATGAAATGAAAGAAGAACAGTCTAGGTACAAAGGCTTTATTGGTGGCGTGGTGTTTGCTGTGGGTGCATTATTTTCGTT